CCTTATGATCCTTGACGAACTGGACGATCTTGTTGGGCTTCTTCTCCTCGGTCTCGACGACTTCGGTGGTTTCCTTGTTCTGATCTTCCATGATTATTCCTTTCATTAGGTTGTGTATGGTTCTCATTAAGGGAGATGTATGGTTCGCGTTTACAGCGTCTAAAGATACGCCAGTTGTTTGGCGATCCTTTTCCGCAAGACGTATGGGGTCGTAAGCACGCTGGTTTCGACTCGTATTGTGTATACTCCATCGTATTCGCGATTCATTATCATCACGTCTGTAACATGACCTGAATTATAGATCGCGCCTAACAGCTTCGATTCGGCGACAATGGTTTTGGCACATGCCTTAACCACCATAACGTAACCGAGCTGGAAGTGTTGTTTCAGCCAAGCCAACTGTCCTCCACTTCATCGGAAGGATAACGTCCTCGTTCGTTGTTACGACGAACGACCTTCATATAAGCATTCTCGATCTCGGTCTGAGAAAATCCGAAAGCGAATGCGATATTCACCAACGTCTGGTATACATCGCAGAATTCTTCGAGGGAATGTTGGCGAAGTGCCATATACGCATCGTAATCGACACCAGTATCATTTTGCCCTTTCAGTTGGTCTTTGATCGCTTCCGTCAATTCGGCCGCTTCTTCGAGCGTCTTGAGCGGAGCATGTTTTCCTTCAGGAATCTGTTCGCTATCGAAAGCTAATCCGATGGGAAAATGGACTTCCTGCTCTTTATCATTCAGATGCACACCATAGTTGTTCTGGTCATCCGAGCTCACAATAAGCCTCCAAGTTTCTTTTCAAGTCTTGATTTCAGAAAACGAGTTTTGAAGTCGGCACGATTGTCAGGATTGCTGAAATATAATGTTGCCATTCCAGCCAATGGAATGATAACTTTCGTAATCCAGAGTCGTGCTTCACGATACAATTCGATTTTATTTCTCATGTTTTTGCTCCTTAAAAATAAAGCCAAAGCCGCATCTGTGAAATGCGGCCTTAGCCTTGAGATCATTTACTACTGTTTCGTTTCATATATTCAGCAATCATCGGATCGTCCTCTAGAGACTCTTTCTCGGCTTTCTTTCCGATGTGGTAGAGAACGCCGAAACCGGCAATTCCTAACACCATCGAAATAGCAAAGTAGATGAGGCTACTGATAGTATACTTTCCGAAGAAGGTGCTAAACTTCATGATAACTCCTTTATTGATGGTTAATGGTTCTCGTTAAAGGGTATGTTTTAGTCGCGATTATATACGATCATAATCATATTCGGGGTTGCACAATAACCATCGTTTTGGCCCCCACACACGAAATATCCATCGAGTCATGCCGTTTTCGACAAAGAACAGCGATATACCTTGTGATGATCGTATAATGGCTTGTCTAAAATCGCAGTCATGTATCCATGGCGCTATCTGCTCGACAAAACGAGTAAGCTCATTCTTCGAAGCATTGATATCGAAATCCCCGTCGACCGTCGTCGTATTCATGGCATTTCTCACTGCCTCGGTTTCGATGCAGACAGCGCCGTTGTTATCCGCGTATACCCAGAATGATACGCCATTCGGTCGAACATACTGACACCAGCCGCTGATGGTGTTATGTGGTGCTTGATACGACCTATCCATGATCTTGGGAAAAAGTTCCGATGCCACCTCCTCATTGTGCAACTGCTCGCGGAAATTCGGTGGTAGATGTTTCCGTGCGATTAACATGTTTTCTCCTTAGCCATAATCAGAATTCCGGATCATGATCGAACACCGGTTGAGGTGCTCGTTCATAATTGATCTCTCCGCGATTGAACGCGTTCATGTATCGTAGAATCCGATCAGTTTCTTCGGTCACGGTTCGACTGGTATCGTATCCGCCTTTCGAGAATTCCTCGAAATTGACCCATCGTTTTCCATTAGACATCATGTCCACGACATCGGTAAGCCGTTCTTCGAGTACGGCGAACTGGGCGGCATCGTCGCGTTCCCTACGACTGATTTCCTCCGGATCGTCGCCTCGAAGAAGTAGTCGCTGATATCGAATGTTGTCATCGATATGCAGATAGACTCCGAATCGATCGGTGATTCGGTCTTTAATGGTCAAATATCCAGTCGGATCAAGAATGGTCACAGTATCGTCATCGGCATTGATATCCTGAAGATTCACGCCGTAACGCCACGTACCGAATACGGTCCGGTATTCTCGAACGGCTACCAAATCCGGCAAAGCAGCATCGAATTCGGCATCGTCCACGAACCAATAGTCCACGCCATCCTCTTCATTATCACGAGGAGGACGTGTGGTCACCGATACGACGCGCCGAAACCCTCGACGAGCAAGTTCTTCGGCAATAGACGTCTTACCGGATCCCTGTTTGCCGAGAAGGACAATATGATTGGTATAAGCACCGGTCATGTTACCACTTCCTTACCTGGAAATTGGTGTAGAATATATCGTTGATCGCGTCGAGTCCATCCATAATCTGAACATCGTACTCGTTCCAGATTTCAATTGGAATATCAATGCGACGCTCATATAGTCTGCAAGGAATATCACGTCCAAGCATCCAAGCATAGAGCATATTCAGAGCGATTTTCGGTCCTGAAATATGAGGCGATATCTTATTACGACGTTTGTAAGTGAATTTAAGTCGTCCAACTGGTCTTCTTGCCATGTTTTACTCCTAAAATAAAAAAGCGAATGGCCAAGTGTCATTCGCCAGCAATGTGTCAGTCGTGGTAGGCTTGGTCCGACAATGCTTTCAGATAACGTCGTACGACGTCAAGCTGTAGACTTGCGGTTCCTAGCTTGTCCATGACAATACACACAGCATGGTGTTTGCGTTCTTGGCCATTCGGCAGTTGATCGTAATATCCTTCGTTGAGACGACGGATCACGAGATCAACATTGTCCTCTTCCTGTTCTTTGTCCCAAAGTTCCTTGACGCGGTCCTTTGCGGTGCTGAACAGATTCTTGGATGTTGTCTTGATATCCATATATCTCCTTTTTGTCGATTATTCGGTCATTAAAGGCCATGGATGAATCGCGATGAACATAACATACTCTTGGTATCGAAAAAAAAGCCAAAGCCGCATGTGTGAAATGCGGCCTTAGCCTTGGATGTCATTAGTCATTATTTAGATTCATGTCATCAGCAGTGATCGGATTCTCCTCGTCATCC